AAGGAAACCAATAAAGGCACCGTGGATAAGACCGCTTGTGTATCGTGTATCTGTCATGGTAGTAAGTCCTTATTTTCGTAGATGTTGCCTTTTTTTCGAAATTCCGCAAATCTTAACTGTTAGTGGCAATACTCCGAAGCCCTACGAACAGCGACATCGTAATATTGTTTTTCCTTTTCTATTCCAATTGATTTGCGATTTAATTTGATACAAGCCAAGTTTGTTGTTCCTGAACCCATTGTGTTATCCAATACCATATCGCCTTCGTTTGTATAAGTTTTTACAAGATATTCCATAAGTTCAATTGGTTTTTGGGTTGGATGTTCATTTTTTATATTATTTGAAGATTTAACTTCTATTATAGATTTTGGGTATTTCATTTCATTTGTATCAGGTGGTCTTATTGGTTGCCTTTCATTGTATATGCTTTCTTTAAATGAATTTCTTGGCCTTGTAGCGTGGTTTTTATTCCCTAATTCTTTTATTGGATTGTATTTTGTTTTACCTATACCAAAAACAATAATATTTTCGTGTATTTTCATCGCTTGAAATTTAGCGTTCATAAAATTTGCAGGTCTTGATTTTTTCCAAATCCATTCATACTTAAACAATTTTGGATTACTCATTATTAAGGCACTTGTAAAAGGTTGCGAACCAAATAATACAATTGCTCCGTTTGGTTTTATAATCCTTTCGTATTCTTTCCAAAGTTCATCAAAAGGTAATATACTATCCCATTTACAAGCAGTTGTTCCATAAGGCAAATCGCAAATAATAGCATCAATTGATTTATCCTCAATAAAAGGAAAAACATCGAAGCAGTCTGCGTTCACAAAAGTACTGCCACTAACACGGGTTTGGCAAAATGGCTGTTCAGTAATTCTATCAATCATTCGTTTTTAATTTTAAAGTTTTGTAATTCTATTTAGCTTCGGGTTCAGCCACTTCGCCAAGCCCGGAAACGTTATGAGTAATAAAATTTACAAGCATTCGTTTGGTATTAACCATCCACAATCATCTGTCAATCTCTTGTCATAAATAACACTCCAACCATCGCACAAATGTTCAACCATTCCGTACTTACGAAGTTCTGCAACTAATTTACATTCATGCTTCGTATTTTTACCAAACATCATTTGTGCTATTTGCCAATCCTTTAGTTCCGTTTTCATAATTTGTAAATTTTACATACTCATAACAAAGTGTAAAAAACATTAAAACGATTTTTTACACTCAACCGTTAACAAATATATTATTCCGAGCTTTGTGTAATAGTTAGTTGCATAAATTAGTTTCGACAATTAAAGAGTTATGCGAGATGCTAGTTGAAGTCGATAACCTCGCATTCTGAAAAATCTACACCAAAAGGCAAATAACTTTCAACGCTACATTTTTCTAATGATGGTTTTGTTAACTTTAAAGTAGCCCCATTATCCATAATTACGGCTACTTCTTTTGCATTTGGTAAATTCTTTTCCCACCATTCACAGCACAATCTTACGTGTTTAGAAATCGGGTCAACTAAACTTTCTAATTGTTTTCTTTTTTCTATAAAATCTTCTCTAAGATTCATTTCATTAAGAATCATTTTTTTTAATTCTTCTGCGTTTTCTTTTGTCATCGTATAGTTTTTAATCAGTTTATAAATAAAAGCACCATCGCATAACAGCAGTTACAAGAAATGGCAAGATTTAGTGGTGAAATCACATTCGCGTTTCGCAAGAAATTTAGTAATAGCCGAAAATATTCGGTTACGAAGTTTGCCACTTCTTGTAGCTGCGAAACGTTATTCATCAAAACACTCCCCATCTTTAGGAATGTTATTAGCGTTTGTTGTTACATAGTGCATCTGTATTACAATCGTGTCACATTTTGGCACACCATTAAAATACGTTGTAAAGGTCGTAATTCCATTAACTGTTTCGTTGTGAGTGAACGGGTCTGTTACTGTAATACAATCGCAAGGATTTGGAATTGTATCATCACTCGAGCAACTCAATAAAATTAGCGGGATAAGGAATAGTTTTTTCATGATTTAATTATTTAAAAGTTTATCAAAAGCATCTCCGAACTCTAAATTATTTGGGTATTGTTTGCGTAACTCAATTACCATTTCGATTGTTATTTGTTTAGGTAATTCTATTTCGGATAGGTTGATTATTGTTAGGTTTGTTTCTCCATTATAAGCCCATGCCCAATTAAATGCCTTTGATTTATAATAATAAATACCAATACCGTTTGACCGTAATGAATCATCAGGAAAACAAAACTTTAACACCTCATTCAACTTTTCAACTGTATCATCATTGCATATTGCGTAACCTTGATTTAAAACAAGGTCTTTCGCTTGGTTTAGGGTGTACATAATTAATTATTTTTAAATTCATAGTTAAATTGAACAGGTCTGTCTTTCGTGGTGTATTTGCTATTTCTGCCTAATATATCACTTATTGCAATATTATCGAAAAATAGTTCCCATCTGTTTTGCTCAATACCTCGTTTGAATATAAATAAGCCTTGTAAACGTGTGCAAAACTCTCTAAAATTTAACCCGTGTCGTTTAACTCCATCACCACTAACAAAGTAATCTTTACACTCGTTAAGCGGGTAACATACGATAATTGTGTCTACTTTTTTACTTTTGATAATTGAAAACTCTACCTCTACAATGTCGTTTTCGATTGTAATAATGTCACCGGTCAAGTTTTTAACTCTGTGGTGGTTTGGTTTGTCGTTTGATGGTATAAAACCAATAAGTGCTTTCATTTTGTTTTAGTTTTAAATTATTTTCAAATTTACATAACTTGAAATTGACTACCAAAGAAAGTTGTCTGTTTAACATTTTTTTAACACAATGCCATAATTCAATAAATCTAAATCCGCTTGTAGTTTAGTTATCATTGGATTATCAACTCCGGTTAATGCTCGTTCAACTAATAATCTGTTAAGTGTTACTTGTTTTGATTCTGTTACTACTTTAAGTTTTGCCATATTAATTGTTTGAATTGGTCTAGTGAACGGATTATGTGGTATTGAAAACCTAACTTATTAACTATGTTTTCAAATTCAATTTGATTTGGTTGCTGTGTATTATTAGGTGTTTTAATTTCTATAAACAGTAATAGTCCGGTAGGTAGAATAACAATTAAATCACTTACCCCGGCCATTAAACCGGTAGCTTTAAATTTCATTGCCTCAACTTTATTTCTATTACCCCCGTTTGGAACACTAAATATAACCCCCGGGTTTGAATGAAATTTTAAACAGTATGTGTTATTATACCATTTTACTATTTCTGCTTGTAATATATCTTCATCGTTTTTCATTTATTAGTTATTTCTTAGTTGTTTAATTCTATTAACCCAATGTGAATTATAATTTTTATATTTTGCATAGGCATCTAATTTATCAATAGGAATCCTATAATGTACCCATGTTTTTTTATATCCTTTAAAATCAGCATAGGCCTCTAATTTATCAAAACTTTGTATCTCAATAAACCGTGTAATATCAGCCGGTGTTATTTTTTGTAATTCAATTAATATTTTTTCTTGTTTTTCTTTTTCTGTTTCCGGTTGTTTTTGTCCGCAATAATCACAAACTTTTTGTTGAGCCGGTATAATAGCATTACAATTTTTACAATTTTTAACCGGTGCTATTCCTTTTTCTTTAACTTCTTTTTGCAAACTCCATTGTCTATCAATATGCCAAAAATCATGAGTATAAATATTATTACCAAAATCTAGTATTGTAAATTCTTTTTTATTTTTTGTTGTTCTACTACCCCGGCCACACATTTGTAAATATAAAGAAAGTGATTTTGTTGCCCGGTATAAAATTATTACTTCAATACTTGGTTCATCATACCCGGCCGTTAACACGCCTACATTTGAAAGAAGTGCCCCGGGTGTATTCTTAAACCATTGTAATATTTCTTTACGTTCACCGGCCGGTGTTTCTCCATCTAAATGTTTTATTTCAAGGCCTTTTGTTTTTAACTCATAAACTAATTTTTTACTAGATGCTACATTCGGAGAAAATATTAGTGCCTTTTGGCCGGGTGTTATTTTACAGTAGTTTTCATAAACCCCATCAAATATTTTATTATTACTCATAAAATCCCCTAAACTTTCAGAATCATAATCACTGCCTTTAGTTTTTATGTTTTTTAAATCTACTTTAAATCCGTAATAATTTGGTTTAGATAAATAACTATTTTCAATTAAATAAGATATAGTAACTTCTTCAACAATATGCTGATAAAACTCATCTAAAGAAATTTGATTACCTGTTCTTAATGGTGTGGCCGTTGCTCCTATTATAATAGTTTTTTCATTAATGTACGGTAAAATAGAATTAAAACTTTGTAAGTGACTTTCATCAATAATTATTAAGTCTAAACTATTTAATAATTCCCGGTACATTTCATTTTTTAACCTCCGGGTTAATGTTTGAGCCATTGCTACATAAAGATTTGATTTTTTAATTTTTTTCATCTTAGCATCGAGGTTTATAACTTCACAATCTAAACCGGATAATATACCTCCGGCTTGTAATAATAATTCTGTACGGTGGGTTAATACCATGCATTTTTTACCCCGGCCAATAGCTGATTTTAACATAAAGGAAAACATTACTGTTTTACCGGCTCCGGTAGGAGCACACATAATTAATTTTTTAACACCGGTTAAAATGTATTCCCGGAGCTTATTAATTGTATTTTGTTGATATTCGTATAATTTCATAATGTATTTTTTAGTGTAAACTAGGTGTAAACTCTAGGTGTAAAGTATTTTAGTAAAAGTTTACACCTAAAATCTTACAATTATATACTTAAATAACTGATTTTCAAGTATAATTTTTTTAGTGTAAACTGTAAACTTTACAGTTGGTGAAAAAAAATATTTTTTTATTTTTATTTTTATTTTTTTTACAAGTGTAAACTACTTTACACTTTACACCTATTTTCTTTGTTAAGCCTTATGTTTGTTGACTTTTAGGTGTAAACTATACTGTAAACTTTTTTAAAATACTTTACAGTAGTTTACACCTATTTACCCCTTATTTTCAATTTTCTTTAATAAATTAATAATTTGTTGTCTGCTCACTCCTAAAAGTTCCGCAGTCTGTGACCGGTTAAAATTTTGATTTTCTTCATAGATAAGTTTTAGCTTTTCAAATGTATTTTTACCGGCCTTAGCTGTTGTTTTAATATTCAAAACTTCAACGGAATTAACTTTAACTTTCTTTGCAGTAGCAATAAAATACTTACTTAATTTTTCCGCTTTTAAGATACTTTCTTTAGTAATTAGTAGTGCATTACCACCGGTGCTAAAAAACTCATCAAAAACGTGTATAAGCAAACAAAAACGAGGTATGTAACTCTTTTGTTTAGGGTACATACTTTTTAAATACTCGTTTTCATTTTCATCGTTTTGAAAGTTAGATATTTCATTAAATATCCGCATCCATTCTTTTTTAGCCTCTTCATCAAACTTAGCTGTTAAACTTTCAATAATATTATCTTTATCCCTTTTAACCGCTGATTTTACAGTATCAAAAAAACAAATCATATTATCTTTATACCATTCCAACAATTCATATTCTAATTCCGTTTCATTATAAAGTTCAATCTTTGAATCAGGAAATGACAATAACATTCTATCCATAAACCCGTTGTCTTTATTTTCTTCTGTATAAAATGAATTTAATATATTTGGTTGTATTCCACCCAATACCGGTATAAATGGTTTTTCAACAAATGAACCTTTACGAGTTAATCGATTTAAAGAAACACTTTTTCCACTCCAACATGAAAGCCAAAATTCTAAATCAGAACCGGCACGATATTTATTCATATCTTTTAACCATCCGGCCAACTCATCTTTAAAAACACCTACTGCATTATCACTTTCTTGATGCAAATCAACTAAGGCCTCAAGTGTAATATCATTCGCTATAAATTGTTTTTTAACCGGTTTAAAAACTTCCGGGTATTCCTCTTTTTCTTTTTTACTTAAAGCATCGTAAAATTCAAATTTTTCTAATTCTTTGTAATAGTGTTTTATTTCCCTTGAATTAATTTTTTGTAAAGGAAAAATAATATTATTAATACTAGGTGTTTTACCTATACCGGCCTTACCGACTAAAGAAAGCCAAACAGTTGCGTTTTCGTTCCACCCTCTTTTAACTTCAATTTCTATTGCATTGCCTATTGATACAGAAATAAGCCATAATAAACTACAACCCATATAGTCTATATTACTATCTAGTTTTGAGTTACACTCTAAAATATAGCTTTGTATTGGTTTTGGGAAAATATCAATAGGGAATTTTAAATCATCTTTATTATATTGGTACTCTTGAATTAACTCATCATTGGCCGGTAAAGTCTTTGTTTGTTCCTGGGTTGTTTTCTTTATCCTACTACCGTACCCTTGTTTGTATAATTCACTTGCACTTTCTGAAAAATTACCATTATGAAATTTAATTGTATAGGCAGTAAAAGGTGTTATTAATTTCTCGTGTGGGTAACTCGTACCGGTAGAAAATAAATACATACACCCGGAATCTTTAAAAACATACCCGGAATGTGGCGATGTTGCACCGTGTCTTTTTATTACAATATGTTTTTTATTATTTGATATAATACTAAACTCATCGCTAATAATATCCCAAATACTAACTTTTTCGTTATAATCTTTCCATGGAGAAATATCCCCGGCCTCAAATTGTAAATTATCTTTTTTATCCTTAATAGGAATATCAATAGGAATTTCATCAATATGATTATACATTTTTGAAAAAGACATAATTATTTCCCGGTCGTCGTCTGAAATAAAATCTACTTCAAAATAAGATTTTTTACTTACTTTATTGTCAGGATATGCAAAAATATAACCACCTACCCCCCGGGTTTCAATTATTGCCTCTTTATGGCCTTTTAGTTTTGCTAGTTTTAAATTTCCCTCTACTCTTTTAGATTTATAAATAATATGATAACCTGCATTTTTTGTTTTATAAATACAAAATTTATCATCAAAATCTAAAATATTATCTTGTAGGTTTTTTAAATATTCAGCCCAAAATTCCTTTTGTTCCTTAGCTGTTGAGAAAACTTTTAAATCAATATCAATACATTCTAAAAAATCAAAACCGGTAACTATTCCAAAATTATCCGTGGCCGGTATTTCTGTACCATCTTTTTTTATGATTCCCCCGGTATAGGTGTAATTTTTTGCAAATACGGCCGGAGCTAGTTTATTATTTTGTTGTTCTTTCCACGGAAAGTTAGGAATCTTATTTTCGGCTACTGTAATAATAGAAAAGTGTTCTAAAAATTTTAATGCTTTTGGTAACTCAATCATTATTAACCTCGCTTTCTGTAATAAACTCACCGCATTTATGTAAATGTAAATGATAAGGATTTAAGTAATAAAAAGAATTTTTACTCTCATCAAAGAAAATAGTTCTAGGTTTAGAAAACTTAATAAAAGATTTGATTTGTTTTTGAGTTATCAAAAGTTGATAAGCAATATAATCAATTCTAGGAAGTGTTTTAACTCTTTCGAGTGTTTCATTTGAAATGGTTTTTTGTTCCATACTATAAAAATAAAACCTTATAAAATAAACGTAATGCGAGTACGTTGTCTTTTATAAGGCTAATTTAAAAATTTTTAATTATACCGGTTTTCTCGCATTACCAATATAAAAGCAAATATAACACTTTAAATTTTAAAAACCAACACCACACGCAAAATTAATTACGTGTAGCGTGGTTGTTTTTTAGAACGGTAAATCGTCGTCTTGTTCTTTGCTTACTACAACCGCATCGTGTACGGCTTGTTCATTTACTGCATTACTCCAAATAGTTGTAAAACCCTCTCCGATGTAAATAGTATCGGCTTTTGCCTCCCTTTGTTCTTTAGTTTGAATAACACAAGCGAAATGTGTTTTCATAATTCTCATATTGTCCTTTTCATAGATTTGCTTAGGTTCTTTTACTTCTACAAGTTCAAATTTAACCTCTTGTAGTTCTACTTGTTCGCCTGATTTGTTTTGGTATTGTCTTTTCGATACCAAATTACGCAATTTTGTTGCATCTAAAGTAACTTGAATTTTACTCATAATTTAATGGTTTTTAAATATTCTCTAACGTTTGTAACTCTTTGTTTTAAATCGGCTATTACCTCCTCCGAATAATCTATTTCAAAAGTTTTAATACGATACTTTTTATCCATATTATCGTAATTGTGTTTTTCTTCGTATGTGAGTTCCTCAGGCGTATTTAATAACACGTAAGTAAGAACCGCTTTTTTGCATCCGGTAAGGTGCATATAAATCTGTAATTGATAAAAGTAATCGCTAGTAGGAATTTCATTTTCAAATAAAGGAAATGTAAAAGCATCCCAACTACATTTTATATCGTAAACAATTTCATTAACAATTAAATCAGGTGTTCCGCAAAAATAATCATCTTCAAAAAACGATTCATTTTTTATAGCAAAAGGTAAATCTAGCCATTCAATCGCTTTATCTATTGCAGTATCTTCTAGTTTTAACCCCTTAGTTAAATATTTACTTTTTATCTCTTTTCTGATTCCGTAAATATGTTCAATTAACCACTCTTTAATATATGTTTTTGTAGTTTCTGAAATTGATTCACTTTTGTTGCGGGGATTAGTCATTAACTTACCACCGGCACTCGCTCTAATTTTAAATTTTGGATAGTTCATTTTCTGCATCATCTGTTAAGTTATACTTTTGTTTTATTTGCTCTAAAGTAAATTGTTTGCTTTTTATCGCATCAACTACTTTTAACCAACTAGGATGCTCTTTATCCATTTTAATCAATGTTAAATCTAAATCATAAGCTATTATATCTTTACGGTTTAAATCAGCACCAAACAATTTTCCAAAATGGTCACATGCATCTTTAATAGCTATTGTTTTTGCCATTGGGAAAGCCATTGATAAAGCACCGTTATTAATGTTTCCTAAATCAGCTGGACTTGTACCTTTAGCAGTTTGTAATTGACTAGCACCAATACCGTCATGAAAATCCCATTCTCCGGTAATTGGGTGTAAATAGTGAACACGGACAGTAACCCAAACCCCGTTAAAACTTTGCCCTTGTCCGGTTATTTCTATCCGGTAACGTTTGAATATAGTTTTTAATAAAAACTCTATTCTTTCAATAGGTAGGTATTTATAATTTTTTATGAATGGATGTTCTTTTATCCATTTCACATTAGGTAGTTGATTCATTAAAGTAACATAAACATCATTTTTCTGAATGGCTACTTTGTCCGAATACAAATCTTGAATTTTTGGTAAATTACTCATAATTAATTTAGTTAAAAATGCCTTTAAAAATTGTGTAAGGTATCAGGTTACACGCTTTTTAAAGGCTAATTCTTTTTAGTTACCCCGTTTGATACCGTAACTGTTTAGCAAATATACAAATTATTTCTTAGGTTGTTGTTTTTCGAGTGTTAAAATTTTGAAGTAAAGCGAATTTATACGCTCGGAATTTACGCCACGTGAGTAGTAAAAGTTCATTACTCGTTTAATTCTAGTTAAAGGCTTGAGTTTTGATTTCATAAAAATAGTTTTTGTTGTGAAACGTGGTTTTTAACTCGTTGGATTCCTTTGTCGTAGTACTCTTTATCTAACTCGCATCCTACTAATTCAAACCCGTAATCGTGACACGCTATTGCTATTGACATTGAGCCTAAATGAGTATCTAAAATCAAATCATTTGGCTTTGCGTAATTTTGTAAAATCCAATCGTAAATATTTATATGCTTTTGGCAAGGATGTATTTTGCCTTTAAATGTATAATCAACTTTCAATTTGCCGTCAAATCCATTCATATTCCCAATATCTGAAAACCGTATCATTTTACATTTGCCATCAAAAGAAGTCCACGCCAATTCAAATTCATCAAACTCTCGTTTCCCTAAATATCCAGCTTTTATAACTGATTTGTCCCAGCATATCCATTGGCGTTTTATTGGCAAATTAAAGTAGTTTCCACCCCACACAATTTGATTTTTAGACACTCTAAATAACTGCTCCCAATATTCGTCTGTTGGTCTTTCTTTGTCCCATTCAGCTATTTCAATCCCATACGGCGGGTCAACAATAGCCAAATCGAAATGGTTATCTGCATAGCGTTTTAATGCCGTTACACAATCTTCCAAATAAACCTCCGAAGAAGGCACTGCTGGTAACAGCGGTTTTGTGTTATTGCCTACTTCGGGTTTAACTGAAAGGTTGTTTATATCTTCAAACATCTGTCTTAAATTTAAAGTTTAGTGTGTTTTTTCGGCAACATCACAAAGCCGCAACCGTTATGCGTAATGGCTATCTGACCGTTTCCAAAGGAAGTTTCGTGTAGGAAACAAAAAGAAAAAAGCCCATCGCACATTGTTTTCATAAAAATAATCCTACTTCTTTAATCAATCTATTTTCAGCTATCAGTTTATACTTCGGGTTTAATTCAAAACCTGTGTAGTTTCTGTTTAGCTTTTTGGCTACTACTGCCGTTGTTCCTGCTCCCATAAACGGGTCCATAACCAAACCATTTTCAGGGCATCCAGCTTCAATCATTCGCTTTACTAACTTTTCAGGATAGGTTGCAAAATGTGCTTCTGGAAATGGCTCTGTGTTTATGCTCCAAACTGTTCTCATATTCTTTCCATCGGGGTTAGGTCGCATATTTCGGTTTCGGTATGTTGTCTGCCCTGTTCCATTGTCCCAAGTTGATCTCCCGTTTGCTTCTAAATCAATGCCACCCCACCTGTCTAATGGTTTGGTGTATGGTTCAAGTTGTTGTTCAAAATAGTAGCCAGTTGATTGCTTCACAAAGAAAAATATCTTTTCAAAGTCAACGGTAAACCTATCCGTTGCACTACTTGGCATTTGGTTTGGCTTGTGCCATATAATTTGATTGCGTAATATCCACCCTGCGTCAATCATTCCTATTGCAAATCGTTCAGGTATCATCAAAAGGCTTTTGTTCAAGTTTGTTCCCCTAAATTTACTTGCCTTTGCCGTTCCGTTTGGCAATACATAAACCTGCTTTGAGTTTTCAACGTATTTGCTTGTATCTGCATTTTTGGTTGTTCCGCTTCCACTTCCTCCATAAGTATCACCCAAGTTTATAAAACACGTTCCAGTAGGCTTTAAAACTCTTTGCACTTCATCAAATACGTTTGATAGGTTTATTACAAAATCCTTAAAATGCTTTTCGCTTCCAAGTTGTTCTTCGTGTCCGTAATCTCTCAATCCCCAATAAGGTGGCGAAGTAATACAGCAATCAATGGAATTATCAGGCATTGTTTTCAATACTTCTAATGAGTTTCCGTTAATGATTTTATTTAAAAAATTTTCCATCCCTTTTTTTTCTTTTTGTTTTTCTGTTTAGTGTTCCAATTGGGCTTTATAGTAAATAAGTCGGCACTTCATATAACAGCGGTTTGGCGGCATTAAAACGACCGCCAAGCCGCAAAACGTTATGGGCAAGGCTACCAGTTTTAATATTCACGGTAGCCTGTAACAAGAATGACTTGATAATCGCAGTCCAACACACCGACAACGGCGGTATTACCGCTATGGCTATA